GTGTATAGAATAACAACCCAAGTATTTAGGATTATCATAATCTGGTATAAAAACTTTCTGTGAAATAGTGATTGTTCCATCATCTTTGCTCTGATATTTCACTTCTGATTCAGAAGCAACAACATTTTTTTGAAGATTTACTGCCCATTGAATAGCACGTCTATAAATTTCATCTTTCGTCAAAGTAGAATCTTTTACAATTCCGGAATAAACTACAGTTCCATCAACAATAGGTATTTTTGATAAAATATTAGTAAAATCTTGCGCCATAGCCATTATCGGCAGTAAGGCAATAAGAAAGATAAGTTTTTTCATAATAATTTAAGATTACCAGTTATTGTCTGATTTTTTGTTCATGTAATTGATATATTCCTGAACCTGTAAATTGAAGTAATCTTCAATTGCTTTTTTCTCCTCCGGCTTTATAAGTTTCCCCTTATTGTTGAAAATAACAAAATGACCAAATGTACTTCCTGAAAATAAAACAGAATATTCATTTCCCGGCATGTGCATATCAATAGAGACAAATTCAAATTTCACCTTTCCATCTTTGAATTTCAATTCCGTATCATATGTAATATCGACAGGTATTTTAACCCATCCATTTTTATAGTTGAACACGCTTGGAGCAAAAGTGGTAAACCGAAGATATTCGTTTTTTATATCTCCTTTTTTTGCGTCGGCAGGAGATACCGTAAATTCGTTGATGTACTTGATTGTTTTGTTGTAGAGTTGCTCGGCTGTTTGACCCTCAAAAGGCAAAACCACATACGAAATTGTTGAATCTTTTGCGTTTTGCAAACTATTTTGAGTTACGATAAATGTTTGCGCCATAGCCATTATAGGCAGGAATGCGAGTAGGAATAGAAGTTTTTTCATAATAATGAAGTTAGATTATCCGACAAAGATAACAAATTCAAACAAAACAATAAATAGGGAAAATGGTCTATTAATTAGAACAAAAAAACCCCTACATTGCTGTAGGGGGTCGGAGTGAAACCAGGTTGTCAAACGATAATCACACTACCGAGATAAATTGTTTTCCAATGCTATGCAGCCCGTCAACAATAGCCTTCCGTTTATCACTACGAGGATGACGGAATCCGGTTAAATAATGCCCGAGTTGTTTTTCATTAATGCCTGTTATACGGCTCAGCGTGGCACGGGTAATAATGCCGTCAAAATAATACAATAAAGCCTGGACGGACATTTCAAATTCAAGTTTGTATTCTCCCTGCAAAATAGCCGGAATATCTTCATTGTTCAATTTCATACCTTCGATATGAAATTCAATAGCTGATGCGTAAGCCTCTTTTACTCCTTCAAGCGTTTTGTGAGTTGCCACACAACCGGGAACCTGTTCGGAAGCTGCTCCATAATTTTCGCCCCAGTCAATAATCACTTTAATTTTTCCCATTGTATTGTTTTTTGTGCAGGATGGTTATTTCCACCCTGCTTGTTTGAAAATGCTGTTTAATAAAAATTGCGTTTGAACTTCATTGTCTTTACCATTTACGGTCACTGTTCCTTTTTTTGTCGGATGATTGAACTGGCGATGACTTCCTTTTTGCCTTGCTATGTACCAGCCATCATCCTCCAACATCTTAATTACTGTTTTTGTTTTTAGCTTATCCATTTCTGTAGTTCTTATCGTTTGACCCTACAAAGATAGTATTTTTACTATCAAAAAGCAAGTGTTTGTATGAAAACGGGGTGTTATTTATAAATGTTTAACACAATAAAAAAGCCCTCAATATAGGAGGGCCTTCGGATCAAATCATAATGATACGATAAATTTCAATTCCCGGATGGGTCTTATTGTGGCTTTATTTCAAGATGTAGATATTCAATGACTTTCTCTAACTTATCAAGAGGATACGTTTCACGGGTTCCTTTCAAAAATTCATTGAAATTTGAATAATTGAGGCCAAGTTCACGTGTAACATGTTTGACCGGCAAGTTTTGTCGCTTCAGTTCTGCTTTAATCGCTTCGCGAAACATTCTTTCTTGGGTTGTATTTTGTGCAAACATACGATTATTTTTTGAAAAATGGATGATTGGCTAATATTACTGCATTTTCTTCGCTCGTGATGCGGATGTATTTGAAAAATGCTTGCTCTGTTTTGTGACCGGTGATCAACATGATACGAAAAGTTGGAATCTTAGCAAGATACATATTTGTAGCTCCAGATCGTCGTGCCGTATGGCTGCTTACGAGTTGCCATTTCAGGTGATTTTTCCGCTCTATCTTCATACCCACCGTGCGCTCGATGCGTACCGCTGCATTGATGCCGGCCTTCTTACATACTGTTTTGATCACTTTATTGAAATTCTGTGACGATCGCATTACAGGAAGCACATTGCTATATTTCTTCATGATCTCTTTCACGTAAGGATGCATCGGAATACGCACCGTGGTGCCTGTTTTTTTAGTCTTTATGACGATGTTATTACCTATCACATTATCATATTTCAGCGTTGAATAATCGCTGTATCTCAAAGCTGTGAAACATCCTATAATGAACACATCACGCACGATATCTGATTCACGCTTTAGTTTTAGGTTGTTAATTCTGTCAATTTCTTCAAGCGACAAATAAACAGCTTGTACTGATTCTTCAAGAGGCAAAGTGAATTGAGACTGTGCGTCGATTTTGAATCCTGCACGATTAGCGGCATTCAAGACTGTTAACAACTTCTGACAAAAAGAACGTATCGTATTTTTGCAATAGTCTTTTTCTTTCAGATAATAAATAAAGTCTTCAAGTGTTGTGTCTGAAAATGAGTCGGTAAACAGTTCTATATTTCGTGTTTTTTCGTAATCAGTTACCTTTCTTGCCAGGTTTCTGTATGTTCTTTTGAATGCAGGTGATCTATGAGCTGATGATGCCCGCTTTAGTGCAAGGATTGCTATTCGCTCTCTCTTGTCACTATTGACACGGGTAAATAAATTGCTTATCTTTGTCATGTAAATTTTATGTTAGTAGATCGTTTTCTGGTTTGCTTTCAGAATTACCCCTGCCATTAGCGCGACAGGGGTTTTTCTTGTAATATCAAATTATTTCTTCTTTGCCTTCAACCTCTTTTGCTACCCGGATCGTTTCCTGATAGCTTTTCCAACCTTCAACGTATTCAAGAAAATCAGCTATTTGAGTCTCTTTTACAGAGACAGCAGCGTTGATTTTTGTAATAAAATCTTCTATTGCAAGAATGAAGGCAGGAAAGCAAATAAAAATGCAGGTATAATCAAAAATATCACTCACATCTCCGAATACCTTTATTGATTCCCAATTATCCCCTATTTCAGAGTCGTAAGTATGTATTTTAAACTCTCCTTCAGAAATAACAAAATAGGCAGAGTTGTGTTTATATTCTGCTGGAGTTGGTTTAAATAATAAAGCAAAGTGCTTTGATTCAACATAGCTAATGTCTGTATACTTGCTAAAATCGAATGATTTCATTAAATCAATGACTGCCTTTTTTGCATTCTCGGTTGTGTTTTTGCGTTCGCTCAATTCTAAGTTTTTCATTTTGTGTAAATTTTGATGTTTGTAAATATTCCAATATGGTCTGATTAATGCCGTATAGCCGGCAGCAAAGCAAGAAAAATTGATCATTCAATTATTTGTTTTATTGAGTTTAATTGTTCATTGCATTCAATTAATCCTCGCACTTTTTCCTCATATCTAATCATGCTATTTGTCATCCCCTGGTCACGATCCGCATTTGAATATTCTATAATTATTTTATTGTATTCCATTATTGTTTTTCTGTTTTCAGTTATACGGTGTTCAATTGCGATAATAATGTCATTTGAGTTCATGATTGTAAGTTTTAGTTGTAAGTTTTACTTTCCTTTCTGGGATCAAAGATACTCATATATGAGTACTATTTCAAAACGTTTGCAGTTAATAATATTCAAATATGAGTGCTATTTTAAGAGGTTGAAGTTAAATATACTCAAATATGAGTATATGTAGTGTATAGTAGATGCAAAAAAAAACCGCCCGATCTGCACAGACCAAGCGGCTGACTCCATGAAAAACAAAATGGACGAAGGTTATTTCATCATATCAGTCATTCTTTCATGCTCTTCTACAGCCATTTCCATGCTGTATAGAGCATCATAAAGATTTGAGTTTCTTACTTCCGGCTTTTTCGTTACGTCGCCGTTAGCCAAGGTGTTTACAATCCGCATTTGGTTTTCAAACACGCTGCCTTTAGCTTCGCCACCACCGGAAAACGTTAGCGGAAATTTCGCGGTAATAAAATCGAGACAACCGAGATAGAACCAAAAAATTGCCATCTTCACGTTTGGATCCAGGTGAGAAACCAACTTCACATCATTCTTTCCCTTATAGGTATAGATCACGGAGATAAAGAGATCAATCGCATTGTCATCCGTTTGCATCCTGTCCTGGTATGTCTGCAGAAAAATAAATTGATCGTATGTGATTTCCGTCAACCCATCAGCGGGACCTTTCAATGTTCTTAACCGGCTTGTCAAAGTCGGGAATGGATTCCGGGTAAGTTTCGGATAGATGTAGCGGTTGCCTTCTTCATCGGGATCCGATAGAAGAAAATCCAACTTTTCGGCTTGATCGTTTATCCATTCCGACGAAACAAGGTGTTTTTCGCGTCCGATTTTCAACAAAAACAAGCCGTTTCGTTTCTGCTTAATGCTTGCATTGAGGCAATAAAGCATCATTTTCACCTTACATTCTTGTGGCGAAATGTTTTCGGAGGTAAGTTTTAAGAGGTATAAAATCTCTTTTGCGGTTAATTCGTTCCAGTTGCCCGGTAGTGATAGTTCTTTCATCATCCTAACATGAAAAAGGTTTGTTTATCCCAATCGTTATATCCCAATGCAGTGATCACAGGGGTATAACTAAGCGCTGTCGCATTTACATTGAGCATTGAAATCAATTCCTGCATGTAGAATTTTGATTGCTCTTCATAGAAATTTCCTTGATCTTCGGTTATATAAAGTGGCCTGAAAAGAGGTTTATACTCCACTCCGTAGCGTGGAACTGCACGTTCCAGATTACTGTTTGCATTATGAAAAACAAAGGCGATTCGATTTGCAATGTACTTTTTAATCAAGTCAATGACTCCTTTTTCAATATCGGTTGCGTCCGTTGCGCTTACTTTTGCAAGCAATGAATTGAATAAATCATTACCAAGAAGTTTCCAGATATCCTTTTTTTCAATGCCATTCATGGCCATGAAAATGGTCTGATAGGTCAACCTGCTGTATTGAATATCAACAAGGCCATTATCTTGAAAATCGGTTACGGACCGGATGAAATGCGTTGCATCTGTTTTGTAGTCGGTATAATTCGCGCTGTTTGTTTCAAGAAATTGCAAAGCCAGTTCAAGGTTGTTCCATCCCCGTTCCTCCAGGCTTGCCATGTAGTTGGCTATTTTATTGTCGCTTGCAGGTGCCAGTTTCTCTGTCCTGGAAACAGTGTGCCCGGTATCACCGAAATTGATGCTCGTTTCACGGGTTGCAACCAATAATGCGAATGGTGCCAACGAACGTTGAATCACCGGAAGCAATTCCGCCATTGAAGCGTTTTCAGTTGGACGGGCAGTTGCGTATGCTTCCAAACTATTCATCAATGTAGCGCCAATATATCTGCTTACAAAAATATCGCGTGCATCGTCGATGTAAGGTGCCACGACACTCAATGATAGTGATCGGTTGATCTTGACGAAACCACCTAATTCGTCGATGGATTGAAATAGATTACTCATGATTAAATTTTTTGATTGCCGATTTGTTTCGTTGCGCCGGTGCCTTTATCAATCGTCTCAAGAACAATGTTCGGGATCATGAAATGAATATCTGCCGGCCATTTGTTGATCACCTTAGCGATGTAAAGAGGCATCGTAAGTGCGTCGCGGATCGGCTTTGTCATCGCCTGTTTGATGATGAACAATTCCCTGGCTTCAGTTCCATTGATACTTGTCGATTTTCCGGGCGATGCACCGATAATGGATGGATGTACGCCGGTGGCTGAATAGATGACATTGCTTGCTTCTTCACTGTCTTCGATATATTGTCCGTCGCTCAGGCCATTCGGCACGGCTGCAATGATGATATCCTGCTCTTCAACTCCTTTCACTTTGTCATAAATGAATTCAGATATGAAACTTTTCCCGGAATTCTCGGCGCCAGAAAGGAATTTATTCATGTCTTCAAGAAACTTTCTCTTACGTGCTACCTTCAGGGGTTGTTCCGTTATTCCTTCAGAGTTAAATAACTTGTCCCAAAATCCTTCACGTATCTTCACATGATACTTGATCACCATCGAATTACGGATAAGAGCCTTTTTGAATTCCGGGATAGCACAGGCAAAATCGTACCAACCGGATAGAAAAATACTCCACCATGCCGGCAGACCGTAATAGAATCGTCCGGGCGTTGGAGGCGCCAGGCTCATCACATAACTTTCTGCACCATCATCCACATTTTGTCCCTGATCATTTGGAGTTATCCCGACTCGTTGTTTAAGTTCGTACAACGGAGCTTTCCGATCGAGGAAAGGTGTTGCTATCAGATCTCGTGAAGGTTGCAAATGCCACCAGGCGGAATATCCATGCCATTCTATTTTTCCGTCTGCATTCATCTGGCTCAACCGACTGTACACCGCTTCAAGATTAACTATCTTGACAATCTTTCTGTTAGATTTTTGCTTGTTGAAAACAAATTGAACATACGCATCTGCAAAAACCGAAATGTCATTAGCCCACTCTTGTGTAAGTCTTATGTAATTATTATCCTGGATGAACTCAAAAATATCAGGCGCTTCACTTTCAAGCAATTCCTCATAAACCATCTGCCCTGTTTTATCACGTTTCTTCCGAACCACCATGATACCATCACCATATGCGATTCGTGTGTTAAATTCAATCGAACTCGACACTGCCACATTCTTGTAACTTCTGCGAATGATTTCAGTTGGAAGATCATTTTGAATGCCGCGTCGCATCCATGCCGGTATTACTTTAAGTTTGACATTAATCGGATTAACAATCTCGCCTATGCGATAATCTGATTTTTCGATTAAGTCATCCGAATCCATCATTAACACCGCGGCCTTGGCGCCAGACAAATATGCCGTTGTTCCAAAATCAAAAACTTCCTTATTAGTTGTTTTTTTTGCCATTTTAGATATAGACTTTGAGTCCGTTGAACCGGACGATTAAGACACGTTTTATTTTTCGCGGGTGTGTTTCCCCGGCTTGCATGATGTTCACCGTATCACCGGCAGTATGGATCGAAGTAAGAATAGCCTTCGGGTAATCAATCCTTTCGCCGGTACTTAGTTTTACGAAGCGGATGGAAAACTCTTTGCGCCTTCCATCCGGCTCTTTTCTTTCCATAATCTTGAAAATCTGGCTTATATGAATTCTTTTTTTTCCCATGCTCATAGGCAATTACTTAAGATTATCTATGCTTCCGACTGCAAAAAAAGTCACTATCAAACCGCATTGAAAGGACAAAAAAGGAATTTGCACGGGTTCTTTCGCTTACTTTCTAAGCCGTTTTTTAGAAAGGAAGGCGATTTTCTTTGCTACTTTCTTTGATCGCCTCCAATGAAAGAAGTCAAAAAGTTAAACATTCTAAAATATCAAACGTTTCACATGAAAATGAACTCATATTTAATGCTAAAAGTTGTTTTTCAGATTAATAAAGGATTCGGAAAGGGAAAAATTTTCCTTTACTTTACCTGCAGGGCGCGCACCGCCCTCAATGGAATTTGCGAACGCAAAAAAATAAATACCGTAATATGCTGGGGGATGTGGCAGATAATAAAATTAACATTTTCCCTCCCTAATAAGCATCACGCATGTGATACCTATGATTTCAATAACATTTTAATTAAAGGAAGATAGCGCCGCCTGAAGATTTAGACGGTTCAACGAAATAGAAGTTCATCCCTGTAAAAAGAGTATCCCACGCGTCTGTGATGTGGGTTTTGTATTCGTCTGGTGTATCTGGTGTGTCTGGTGTACCTTCTGGTGTTTTGTCTTTTTCAAATCCATTTTTGCCTTGACGGATCCCTGATTGCTCCATAGCAATCTTAAGGTATTCATTATGGATTAAATTAAATGTTGGGAATAACAATGAAGGATCACCCTTGAGTGCAAGATCAATTTGTAGATGCTTCCAATCGTGTCGTGGTGCTTGACCGATGTATACTCCTGTGATTTTGTATCTATTTGCGTTGAATACCTTCATGACTGTTTCAGAATAACTCTCCGGATTATTACCTGATGTCCACACGAACGTGTGATCATAATAGAATACTACATCCTTGTTAATCTTTGGCAGATAGTAATCACAAACTACCTGGCATAAGTCTTGCAATTTCCTTGGTGTCTTGACAAAGAATGAATGAATAGTTCTTAACTCATTACATATTACCTGACCTATTGCACATGAAGATATAGCAGCATTTGAATCGAATGCAATGTGGATAGGTTTGGTGAAGTCTACATCACCATCTCCCATACATCCAGACATGGTGAGTTTTTTCCAATCGCTACCTAATACAGATAGTCGGCCATTGTCTGGTGGTAAATAGAAGTGTATGTTATCATCCAGGGCAGAGTAGAACCCATTCGCTACTTTGAACAGTCGTTCGTTCATGAATGCAGTTCGCCATATCAATGGTGGACTATCACGATACATTTGCCATATAAAGTCTTCGCCAAGTACTTCATAATTATCAAATACATCATATTCAGCATAGAATACAGTGTATTCTTTTTTCTTTCCTTTTTGCGGAACAATTGGCTTTTGATAACGACGTGCAAGGTTTAGATCGTCTCTTAACTCTTTTGCATGTCGAATCACATATTCTGTTTGTTCCGGCATGCCTTCATATCGCTTAGTCTCTTTGTATAGATTACGGATATAATTGATATGATCTACAGACATCTTATCTTCTTCTTCCAATATCCAACGTCCCATTTTGGATGTTGGCATATCGGTTGAATACAACGTTGAATGATGCCACGGATTAGAATCAAAATATTGCTTATTGCCTCGGTTAGCTGGATTGACTTCCGATTTTATTTTATCGTAGCTCAGAAACTTTGCTTCCGGGCCAATGATCCAATCGAGCGACATGGAATTTGCAGACATGCCTTGATTGAATGATAGCACAACCATGATAGTGCCATTCCAAAAATGAAAGCAATTTTGCCATGCTTCGCGTAATGGCGGGCGTTTGGGTTGTTTGAAGTTTAGATTTTGTGGGGCGCGGCGGCCAACAAAGTAGTGAACGCCTTCGAAATATCCCCATTGTGCTAATGCGTGACAAATAGCCGGCAATGTATTGCCCCAGGCTTTTGCATAAGTAGGCGAAATAAGTGCGCCGGTACTGCCTGGCATTGCCCAGACACGCTGAAGAATAAAACGCGCATCAATGCCTTCTGATTTACCGGTTCCACGAGCTGCAACAATTCGTTCTTCATGTGCACTAACAACCATAGCGGCACGTTGTGCACGGTTGAAAAACTTTTTAAAGGTTGGTTCAGCCGTATGAAGTGAGTTTAACTTGCTATTAATTTCTTGTTCATTCATCGACTTCTTGTGCGTCAGTTGCAGTTTCTAACACTTTGCCTTTGAATAAGGCTCTGAATTCTTTTCTATGAGCTTCCAAATCCGGTATTGGTTCCATGCCGTCAAGAACCGATATATCATCTGTAGGTTCCCAATTTGGTGGAATCATCTGACTCCAATCAAAAATTTCATCGTCTTTATCTGCCCGGGTATATTTACCGATTTTGTCAATGTTGGCGGCAACACCTTTAGAATCTTTATTTGCAACAGCTATGATATAACCTTCTTTTGCACCTTCGATTATCATGTGTCTATACCAGTCTTTAGAAGACAACCGTATATTTCCAACAATCTTTGTTATAGCAGCTACATCACGATAAGCTTGCGTCTGACTGATTATGTCAGTTAACCCGCCACATCCACGTCTTAAAAATGAAACGAGATCCTTATCTGGCATTAAAGGATCTTCAAGTAGTTTTGCGACACTAAGCATTATGCGCTCTCTTATTTTATTTTCGCGTTCAGTTAATGAAACCAGGGCATCTTCTTTCGATTTAAAAAGATGCTGTTCAATTTTATCATATATAGATGATTCCTTTGCCATGGCTTTATTCTTTTTGTGACTGTTCAATACCGTTGTATCGAGGAGAAAAGTTAAGTTCCTTATTTTTCCTTCTTCCTGAAGGAAAAACAAGGGTCTTAAACTCTCCTAGCTGATGCTGAATGTAGCTATCGTGACGTTAGCCGATCGATTACCGGATAAAAGAAAAGGCAACACATCATGTATTGCCCATTCTCCGCGATGCATAAAAGGTTCGATTATTCCCGGAACGAAAGCTCGCGGGAATAACCGATCAAATTTGTTTTGGTTCATTCAAAGCTGCTATTTCTTGTTCGATATTGGCCTTATCGGCTTCGTACATAGTTAAACGCGAACGGGCATTCGTTTCAAGATTCTTCTTTCCTGCAGTTACTGCGTTGTCAATCGAAAGATTTGTACGCTTGATGTTCTCAGTCACGCGATTCAGGCGATTCTGCAGATACACGGATTGTACGGTTGAATCGTTAGCGCCTTCAACATCTTCGTTTGTTGGTTCAACAATTGCGGTCCCGTCAAATTCAGCCCACAACGATTTTTTTTCATCTGATAAATCGGTTAATTGTTCGGCTAAATCTTTACGTTCGTCATCTGTCAGCGTATCATCATCCAATTCGGCATGAATGGATGCCATCAATGGAACGATTTCCTGAATCCGTGAATAAGTTGCTTTTTTGTCATCGGTTAATGTCGAAACATCAACCTTTGAAATGGCAACATCCATGGATACTTCATCCTCGCTTGGATTTTTAGCTGCCGGTTCAGTGGCAGCAATGGTTTTGAAAGCATCCGGATTCGATTTCATTTTTGCTTCGATAGCTGCTATTTTATTCACCAACATGGTGAAATGCATATCGAAAGCAGCGATTTCCTCTTTCACATCCTTGAAATATGTCAGATACTTTTTCTTGATTTCATCACTTGCCAATTTTTCAAACAAGACAACACCGTCTGCATAGTTGCGTTTTTTGTCACCCAACCAATTTTGAACTTGCTTAATCATACTATTTTAATTAAGGTGCGACAACTGACAATGCATCCATATCAATGGGCGTACCCAAGAAAATAGTAGGCACAAACGAATCAGCTTCGAATGTGAATTTGTATCCGCGGCGATCTGCCGTTTTTTGTCCAAGATCAACAGCGGGCTTGATGTAACACAACATGCCTTTTTGACCGACCATAATTTGTTCGCCTCCTTTAGCTTCCAAAACAAGGTAGCCTGGTGTGTTGTTTACGTATCTGGCGAAGGCAGCGGCTTCCTTTAAATTACCTGGAAAGAAGAATTCACCTTTCTGAGTAAAAGATTGAGCGTCATCATCTCCCTGATTGTCGGCGCCATACTTTACCGTGTCTTTCGTACAATAGATATATTTCGGTGTCGATGTTCCATCTGAGAATACAAAAGCTCCTGCTGCAGTAACATAATCTGCATCGACTGTAATTTCAGCCGGAAGAGCCGGTGCAGCGGAAACCATTGAATCCGGAACAAAAAGCACCCGTTGCTTGAAACCGCCCGGATTGTCTTGTCCTGCACTCCACAGTAATGGTGAAACTCCTATCGGAATTGCAGCTGCGCATAATGCAAAAGATGGGTGGGGAAACACGAACAATGCTATCATTACAACAGCAAGAGTCAAAAGCGCAAATTTATTTCGTTTTAAATTTTTCATTTCTTTGAAAATTAATGATTTACACTAAGAAAAGGAGAAGGCTGTTAAGCCTTCGCCTGTTCCGTTATTGATTAATAATCGCCGGCATAGTTCACACCGGTGTTGACTTGCTCGTTCGTTTGGAACACTTTTTGATGCACGTCCCTTATACGTGTATCGTACGATGCCTGAATCCAGAATTGAACTTCGTTCGGATCCTGATACGGATTACGTACTTGCACATACGCATCATCCCCTTGGTTATTGACGCCAATATCTAACAGACCCGGCTTTTGCAAAGTCAGTTTGTCTCCGGTTCCCAAAGCCACATCATACTTAAGTTGCAGCCCTGGCGTTAGTGTATCAGATCTTAATTGGGTGATCAACTGATCAACAGTCGGGATCTGGAACATCTTCGTCATTCTCCAAAGTGCCTGACGTGCACATTCGATTGGATTTTGAGCAGCATACAAGAAAACATCTCCTGTTGTACGGAGCAACGGATGTGCCGATCTTATAAATGCTACCATTTGTTGGTAGGCTGTATAATCAGCATCACCAGTGGGAAGCACAAATGCACCGGTGTTTTTCAGATTGTTATTTGCTGTCGATATTTCACCGGCAGTAGTCAAAATATCAAGCTTTGGAAAGAATCCCGTAAAAGCCGTCATAGGACTCATCACGGTCGTGTCTCTTTCTGCGAAAAATAATGCAAACGTGACATCTTCTGCGACTGATTTCACGACATTGGTCAAAATCAACAGTTCTAATGGATGCCTTTTTGACTTGTTGTCAACCATTTCTCCCTGGTTGGAGATCACTTTTTTGTCTGTGTAATTCGTGATGTTGTCCACAATCTCTGCATACGTCCGTTCTGGCTTCAGACTCGATTCATAGAATTTCATCAATTCCTGTTCATTCCCAAGCGTCAAACCTGGAACGTATGGACGCAAAATACCTGCCTTACGACGTGTTGTGATCAATCGATCTTCACCTGTTACCTGAAGTATGTTAATACCCAAATTAGCACAGGTAGCGTTCAATGCAAAATACGGAAGTTCGCGAAGTACATCATTGTACTGAATCGCCATACGAGTTAAACTCGCAATGTTAACGGATGGTGTTTCCATTTTCGTAATAAGTTATTAAATTAATCCCTCTTCTTTTGCTTTCGTCAAAATGGAAAACGTGTCACCCGAATTCTTTTTACCAAATTCGGCCAAATCATCTTCAGTTGCCCCCAACTCTGATTCGCTTTTCACAGAAGCGCCTTTTGCACCCGATCCGGCTAACAGATTGTCAACTTGTGTTTGCAGTTCGGTTTTTTCACCTTCCAATTTGGTTTTAGCAGTCGTCAAGGTTTGTACCTCTGTTTGTGCAGCATCCAGTTTGGATTGAATTTCACTTTCATCCTGATTAGCGGCAAAAGCCTCTAACAGACTATCAGGCGTAATCTCTTTTGCTTCAGGATTAGCCTCTAAATAATGGGAAACCATGCTGTCCCAATTTGCAGCTTTTGCAGTCAACGCTGCGAGTTTTTCTTCAGTTAAAAGTTTCATTTTCTAAACATTAAAATAATTGATTACATTTTCGAGCGTATCTATCCCGTCGATAAGTCCCATTTTTACGGCTTCAGAAGCAAAAAAAGTTTTGCCGGTTCCCCAATCTTTTTCTTGTCCCTTCAATCGATCTCCGCGACCGGTTGCAACGCTTTGAAGAAAATATTCGTTGTATTGATCACAGATTGCACGAACAGCTTCCGGCTTACCATTTATGGCATCCGTGAAAGCTTTGTTTTTATCTGTTGATTTGGTAGCGTAAATTTCTTTCACGCTTATACCCTCCATTTCAAGTTGTTTGCTGTAATCAACCAAAGTAATGTAAGTACCGATGCTTCCGGTTTGTGCCAATTCGGAATTGGCAAAAATCATGTCACAAGCTGCAAGAATGCCATACATGGCAGAAAAAGCAAAGTCATCAACAAATCCGATCACGGTTTTATTTCGTTCGGCAATCTTGCTTACCATGAGGCGCATTGCATTGCTTTCGCCACCACCGCTTTCGCCTGTGATGACCACTGCTTTAATATTTTGATTGTTGTAGCAACGTTGAAGAATATCGGCTTTTGTGTTCATGCCAACCGGTCCACAGAACTGGTCATTTTTGGTAATTACGCCGTTAATGTTTAAAATGGCAATGGAATTTTCCGGAGCATCTTCCGGAGCAACACTAATTCCTGCGGGACTGATGACATAAGATTCGTTTTCTATGATTGAAATTCGTAACGCTGACTTATCAGATGATTTTTTATCATCCGAATCATCCGATTCGTTACGAATTCCTTTCATCCAGTTAGTTACATAATGAATGTAATTACCGGCAAATGCAGGTTCAATAAACCAGACGCCATTTAAAATGTTGTGATAGTATAACATGCAGCTTAATTTTCTGCAATGTTATAGCCTTTTTAGAGGGAAGTAAAGGACTAATTAAGGAAGGTATGTCAATGAATCGACGGTGTTTTTTGCCGCAAAATCAAGTTGATGGCCCGCAAAATCCGACATTTTACCAGGCGTTATCCGTTTCACTGTTCCGCGTAATGGATAAGTTTGTTGTCCGGATATCATCATCTCTCCTGTTGATAATGTATATCGTAAGATCATTCCGACTAACTTTAATTGCTCGAAATAAATCTTATCGGCTGATGTTACACGGTTTGACGGGCATACGATGCTCACTTTGGTATCATATACCGTTCCCGGATCATCTTCCGAAGGCGTTGTGTCCACACTGATCTTGTTGTTCGCATGTGGCAACGTTTTCCAGTTTTTTCCGGAATTCAAAACAATGCGTACACCATTGTTCATATAGAACATGGCAAGTACTTCCGATGGAAATACATATTCTGCAAGGATGATTCCACCCGCGTTATCAATGTCTGACATAATAATTCAATTAGTTGATTTATAACTATTTAACACTCAAATACTTAGCATTTTTGATGCATTTTTGATACATTTTTACTTCAAAAAACGGACAAAATCACACGCTTTGTCGGTGAAGTTTTTGTTTTGAATAGGCTCTTTTTTCGCGACGTCTTACCTCCTGGCGCCATCGGTAATAATCTTTCAAAAGTGCATCTTCGGTGATGGATGCGATTCCATATTTGCAAATGAATTTCCAGACTGTGACGATGTACGGAATTCCTTCCTGATGTTTTTCGCCATCAAGTTCATCATGCAGTTCGGCAAAGAACATGTTTTCGATTTTCCGTTGAATTAGATCCTGGCTACGTTCACCAAGATAGTTGTATGTTTCCGGCGATTTGCCCAGGCGCCTGTCCGGCAAAGCTATTTCAAGGTTACCCCGATCCACGGGACAGTTTACCGGGCGTTTCTGGGTTAAGTCCCAAATCAAATGATACAGATCCAAATTGTCAGGAAATGATACGGCTGTATTTTCATGGTAATTATACTTTCCGGTTACGAATTCCTGAAGATGCGCTTTAATGAAAATTTTAGTGGTAATCATGCCAGTAAGATTAGATTAATGAGCCTTTTTGCACTACAAATATACGTACTAATCAATGTATTACAAAATAAATGTGTAATATAATTACCATAATGAGTAATATAATACGCAAAATAAAAGTCAAAATATACCTACTTCCTACTACAACATGTTAATATTTTGTATTTCAAATAGTTATATACTGTTTTTTGTAGCATGTCCGCTTATGTAGTAAGTTGTAGTAACCTGTAGTAGGCAGTTAAAAAAACGCTTACCTACTACAATTTTCCATTTGTTGATGCATGTTTCAGCGTGTTGTAGTAAGTAGTAAGCAAAAAAGTCCGTTTTTTTTCTCGCAAGAAAACAGATTTATTTATAATACAACATTTCATCTTTTCTTTCAATTAAAATTTGGTGAGGAGGTGATAACGCTTGAGTGGTATATCGGTGCCTTGACGGTCCGACTTCTGGCTAAAGCCTAAAGCAGCTAAAGCCCGACCCATTTTCTGAGGTGTGACATGGAGTGTATCTTCAGCACGGATTTTGTGGTTTTTCCGTAAAAGGTCTACAACCTCGGTTGCGTTCAAATAGACGGCTTGTGAAAGTGTCTCTGTGGTTGGGGTGGCCAGATACAAACGCGCGTATTTCATAGCCGCTGTTTCGACTATATACCGGGCATTGTACTGTTCGAATTCGTCAAAGTCTTCCAGGGTGAAGTTCCAGTCGAATTCCGTGTTTTCATACAGGTTCAGAGCTTCAGCCCACATCTGATTAACGTCGCACAGCGTTGAATATTCGTGATTGATCTCCGTGATCTCTATGGCACCGAATCGACGGTATCCATATCCTTCTTTCAGAAAGCCTCCGGCTTCGGAATTATGATTGCTGGTGAAGGTAGCACAGGCTATCCGGGTGCGTGGCATGGCAAACTCTTCATATCTGCGTTTGATCAGTATGCTGCGCTCTGTCATCGACTTTTTAAATAGATCGATTGTGCTCGATGAAAGTCCTACCAATTCGTCGAAGTTGATGATCATGTAACGTGTAAATGCATCTTCAATATCGAATTTGTCTTCCCTTCTGCTTTTGATATAGTATTCCTGGAGTGGTTCCGGGATAATAAATTCTGTCAGGTATGTTTTTCCTATTCCTTCACGCGGATGGATGAAGCCAAGCGCCACCGGATTTGGATTGCCGTCTAACCAACAGGCTACGCACGCGACAAGCCATTTCTTAATGAGTTTGTCCGTGCGCAGTCGGTAGTATTCTTCGGTGTTATCATCGAACGTTCGCGGGATCACATGCCGGCAAAATTGATCGATATGACTTGTGCCTTCATATTTGCCGCGTATAGAGTCAAAATACTCCGTGATGGGATTGTAGGGTTTGATGTAGTTCGGGGAACGTACAATCTTCCTGAGGATCGTATCGCTTAACGAGACGCCTTCTTTTATAAGATGCAGGCTAATGTCATCAAGCGTCGGCGGGTAATCGTAATGTGTTTCTCCTTTTGTCCGGATGGTGATTTTTGACGGGTCGTGTTCTGAAATCCGTATCTCGTAATTTTCGTCCAGGAAGCGTATGGCCGCTTCAATTTTATCGAGTGTCTTCAGATCCAATGATCCTTGTGCTACTTGTAGGGGTTTTAATGGCATTGTATGAAAAGTTTATAGCTATCATTTCGTTGATATCAACAAAATGGTTATCATTTTAGATCAATTTTATTTTTACAACTTCTTCTTCCGTCAGGATCAGAAATGCGTTTTGGAAAATCATATCGACAAAAATATTTATTTTGCATTGTCGACAAATTTCTTGTATTGTTTCACAAAAGGCAGTGAGCGAGTCAATCATTACTATATCTCCAATTTTTGGATCAAACCCGAAATTTTTTTTATAGTAATTCTCTCGCGGTTGCGGCGGTAATTCAAAAGTGATAATTGTATTGCTCCCATTTTGTTTCTTGGTTTTATTCCTCGCTGTTAGCATTAACTATTTCCTCTTTGATCCTTGCTCTGGCTGCAATTGCTGTTTTTCGTAACAAGTCCTCAAAATCCATGTTTGGGTTGTCGGCTTTCAGTTGCATAAAGATCTCGTTCTTTACTTCGTTCAGCCGGTCGTTCATTATTTCCGCATGTTGCCGGCCTATCTCGTTGGCAATCTTCTGCAGCAATTCTTTGCGACGCATGTCGTATGCGGCAAAGCTCGCGAGAATCAATTGTGCATCAACGCTGCCGTAAAATTTTCCGTACACTCCCTCCAGAATGCGTTCAAAAACGATCTTCAAATCCGGAAGCGTGAAATGTGTGTATTTGATTGCCAACATATAAGCCACAGGCGTGATATCTGTCAGCGGTTTATTGATGTTTGAGAACCGGTTAAGAAACTCGATCCACTTCACCATATATTCCACTGCCGGGATGCAGTTCTTGATCGAATACACAACATTCAGATCGTCAAGTTGTAGGCGCCTGCGCTCAATCACCTGGTCGATGCTCGTAAAGTCCTTGTGTATGGATAACATCTTTTCCGGCCCTTGTTTCTCAATGAATTCTTTCCAGGTAGGATAGAGTTCGGCGATTTTACTTTGAATCTTGTTCATATTGATGGTTCATTTGAAGGGATAAACGTTGTTGTTGTTTCATTTGCCGGCGCCGGTTCGTCTCCGGAGGCTTGTTTGATGGTTGGTCGGAAGAATGACCGGTAGCCGGATGATTCAAGGAATTCAAGCATTTTGATGGCATCGCTTTCTTCTCCGGCGGCAAACTCGCGAAGTCGTTTCAGCATCACCGTTTCGCGGCGGCTCTTCATCGTGATGTGATGTTCTTCCTCCAGGTATTGTTTGTAGAATGACCAGGCTTCCAGGAACTCTTTCGACTTCCACGGCATCTTGATCTGCACCGGATCGATGGGTGAAATGTGTTGATCCATATTTGACACCTTCTTACATAACGCATCCCAACTCTTTGCCATGGCCGCGCGAATTTTGTCTGTTTTCACACCAGGTTTCAATGCGTTCACCACCTCTTCCACGTCGGCTTGAAATGCTTCCAGGCTTAACATCAGGTTGTCCCAATCCTTTTTCATAGTATTTTCAATTGAACGTAAAATCCAAATTCTGAAAGATCCTTTTCTATTCTTGTATCGCGGCTATTATCTGAAGGCAGGTCCATCATTCGCTCTCGGGTAAGAACCGTATATCCATTTTTCCGAGCCTTGTAGCAGAGGTTATACCGTCGTTTTATCCGTTTCGGTACCATTTTCGAGTAAATTTAAATTACCTCCCATTTCTTTCGTTCGATTCAGGTTTTCCGTTCTCGATAAAATAGCCAACACGTTTGACTTTATCTTGTAGCCATCTATCACAACTTTTCCTAGAGAAGCGATGGTTCTTGCCGTTTCCACATCCATTTTCTCATTAGGGGATGCATTCTCGTCCGTGTTGTTTTTCAACATTTCAATAGTCTCGAATAAATGCATGTTCAACGCATCAATACTAATTTGTTTAATTGCTTTCATTGCTTTGCTTTTTTTATTGCCTTGTTTAAGTGATATATAGTAAGCATCGCCTTCCTGAGGTCTTCAGGATAACGAATAATTGTATTTTGTTTTATTTGATTATGTCTGCTTATCAGATAAAGATTTTCTATCCTGCAATCCTGACGGTTCCCGTTAATAAATTGTATGTTGCATCCTTCCGGTATCGGTCCGAAATGTGCTGCATAGACATGTCTGTGTTTCAATTCCCATACATTTGGATCTGCTATTTTCAGGGTAATAAGTAATAACCAAGAAATAGTGTCGTATATATCCAATAGAGAATTCCAGTATTATATTACCATTGCTCCCTCTCAAAAATGGATTTTACCTTTTCTTCCTTTCTTTTGGAGAGAATGTCTGAAGGACAGGTGAGGTCGGAGAGGGCTGGGGAAAGGTCAAAAACTCCCAACAAAATAAAACACGACATTATATTGGTTTTACTACTTATATCCGTCCTCGGTCATAACTTCAGTACCTATAGGTTTGTAATTTGATGGTATATGCCCTTTTGGAAAGAATGTCGGTTTCATTTTTTCATACAGTTTTTGAGACATTTGTTTTCCGGTATTATCTGGGATATGACCTTTTTTAAATCGATTCTTTTCGCCATATTTTATCAGATTTTCATTCGTAAAGGCATGCATCTTTGCAAGATGTTCTTCTGATTTACTTAAATTTAATCTTTTTTGAAGGCTGTGAATGATGTAAATGGAGCATTGATATTTTTCGGCTAATTCTTTGCTTGAAATATTTGGGAAAAGAGCTTTTATCTCCTCAATTTCCTGACTGGAAAATTTCCTTTTCGGATTGACCTTCTTTATCTGAAGTACCACTCCCTTTGTGCGAATTGCATCTTTGGTTTTATTTGGGAAAAGAGGAACTAAATCTTTGATTTGCATTATCGGGTATTTTTCATTCAATAGCGCCAATTCTTCTTCAGTCCAGGTTCGTTTCATATCTCAGTGTTGTTTCGATATTTTTGTAATTAATGTCCAACCAATGATTCTTTGCCTTTTACAACTTCCTACAAAATCAATTGCTATGATCATAGCTCAATATTTTGTTGTTAATATCGAAAATTCACGCTGATATATAAACAATACACAACAAGGGAAACAAACCCGGCAATAAAAGCCATACATCCGATCGGGAATTTTTCCCTTTGTTCCTGAACTTCAATTTCTGGTGCCGTTTTTTTCTTGTAAATCAGTGCAAATGATGTGACTATAATTAAAGTACAGATCAAACCTAAAAAAAAGGCATATAAGGTTTCAGTTTCTGCATTGAAATTCCCGTGATGAAAATCAACTTTATATATAACTATCCCTGTGACAATGACGAGGATCACAACTGAAGCGGCTATGATGTGTTTCATGATTATGCAATATTTAATTGAAAACAATTCTCAACATCGTTCACTACATCATCGTATGTATTTTGATTCAGCATTTTGATAGCAATGCCGCCGGTCCCATCATCGTAACTATGAATGTTTACGATTTCAATCGTTAATCCGTTATCAAGACGACTAACAAATGATTTCTCTCGTAATGGATTGAAATTGCAGAAGATATTTACATATCCTTCTTTTGGTTTCCCGATTTTAATTACTTTGCCACTTGGTGAAGTAAATGATAGATAGTTAGTTTCTTGTGACATGATAAATTGTTTTAAAAGGTGAGCGAATAGAACCGTCCCGGCGCCGCTAAGCATCCGGAACGGTGACAGCGTGTCCCTACGCTTACACGCCGTTTTGTATAATAAAAGATGTGATTGAAGCTTTGTTTTGAAACTTACCGGTTTTGCCCTGAAGTTTCTTCTCAATCGCGGTACGCTGGTTGCGTATCGTCTTTTCAGCTCTGCCGGTTACGGCTGCCAGTTCTTTATCCGTCGATCCGTTTCGTATTGAAATAGCAACTTGCGTTTCGGCGTTCGTAAGTGGCGAAATTGCACGTTTACAAAACGATTTTGAATATTCACAACGCTCACAATGTGAGGGATATTCTACATTAATCAAGCTGCTATGCAAATCCATATCCGGCTGCGCATCGAAACCCCCGAATAAGCATCGCAAAATGCGATCGACAACTTCAATACCACGATAACCCGCCTGGTGTACAATGGAAAAAGCCAGCGGGATTTCCATCAGGTATCGATCAATAAATTGTTGCACATTGAAAGGCAATTCAGAATACGATGAGTAATGATTCCCGGCATAAAGAATAATGATGCCGGTCTCTGAAGCGGTAATTTCAACAATACCATCATCAGAGTAGATGTGATTCAAAAGGATTTGGTAGGGAGTCATTTGCGTAGGATTTAAGAGGATTATTTATAGGCTTTTATAGCTTTAATTATTTTAGTAGATTTTTGTCCGACAAGCCGATCGCCTAAATTCCAGCGTCTCACAACGGTATAGACGTAATTTTCAGTCGAGTTTATTTCAGGGAACCTGGCAATTTTAGCAGCTGAAGCGTATGGTAGTAATAATTTTTTGCGTGGGGTTTTTTCCCTATTTTTTTGTCGTATCTTCATAGTTAATTTTGTGACTTAAATTTTGATTTGAATTGTGATTTGATTTGACAAATATAAGTAGTATAACACGCATATCCAAACAATTTGAGTATTAAAATATGCAAAATGATTTTTTCAATAGATTGTTGCTGATTAAAAGCGAATTAGAAAATATTTCAGACCGTAAATTCGCGACAAGATTAGGCACGACACCCGAAAAGTACCGCACTTACATGGCAGGAAGCGTTCCTTCCATCACGGTTGTGGGAAGTATTCTACTCAATTTTCCCGAAATCAATCCGGATTGGTTGATAAACGGAATTGGAGAAATGCATCGAAAAAAAGAAAATGATGAAGTTGTAGATGAAGTAAAGGATACTACTCAAGAAGATCTTGTGTATTTTCTCAAAGAGGAGAATCTACGGATGCAAGAAAAGTGTGAATCGTTAGTCGAAGAACGGGGAAGATTACGACAACATATCGAAGACTTAGAAAGTCAGTTATCCGTTTTTTTGCCTAAAGCAAATGCTGCAGAAAAAGTAATTAAGTACAAAGGGAAACACACTTAAATACAGAATACACAAAATACACAAAATATACAGTTTGCAAGAAATTGATTCACTATGCTATATGGAGCTGTTGATACTCCCGCCGGCTCCACGAAACGAAAAGGATGCTTCTTGAGATTATGAAGAAGCATCCTTTTTAGTTTAAACAGTATTGTTTTGAAGTCATTTGTATAGTGCCTTCTTCCTCAATAAGACCAGACTATATACATAGTAATTGTTTTTGTGTTTTCAGGAGTTTTAGTTAGCAATTATATTGGGAAAGAGCTTTGGATTTATTCTGATGGTGGGGTGTAACCAAAATTTCGCAATGAAAGTGTTCGATTACGCCAATCTTTTTCAACTTTTACAAACAACTCAATAAAAACTTGCTTACCAAAAAATGCTTCTAACTCACTTCGAGCTTCGATGCCAACTTTTTTCAACGCTTTGCCTTGATGTCCGATGATGATCCCTTTTTGTGACTCGCGTTCAACATAAATAATTGCATTTACCCGAATCAATTTAGATTCTTCTTTAAAGTTTTCAACAACGACTTCTACAGAGTAAGGTATCTCTTTGTCGTAATTAAGCAATATCTTTTCGCGTACGATTTCAGTTACAAAGAACCTTTCGGGTTTGTCTGTCAATGCATCTTTGTCGAAGAAAGGTGGTGACTCAGGCAATAATTCTTTGATGCGTTTAAGCAGAGGCTCTAAATTGAATCGTTTAAGAGCTGAAAGCGGAATGATTTCAGCTTGTGGTATGATCTCATGCCAATGTTCTACTAGTTGAATCAGTTTTTCTTCATCAATGAGATCAATCTTATTAATTACCAATACTATTTTGTAGTCGTCAGCATGTTGTTTTACTAATTTGAGGAAGTCATTATTCTTTTCTCTTGAATCCATTACATCTGTTACATATAAGATAATATCAGCATCCGAAAGAGCTGATTGAGAAAATTGCAACATTGATTGTTGTAATTTGTAGTGTGGTTTCAGTACACCCGGAGTGTCAGAGTAAACAATTTGGAAATCATCTCCATTAACAATGCCCATAATACGATGGCGTGTTGTTTGTGCTTTTGAGGTAATGATGGAGATTCGTTCTCCAACTAAGGCGTTCATAAGTGTTGATTTCCCTACATTGGGGTTCCCAACTATATTTACAAATCCAGCTTTGTGCATGATGATACTAATTTTATTGAATAAGTTTAAGATTGTTCTTTCAACCTTATTTTGCAAAGATAATCATATTGAGCCGATACTCAAAGATATTAATCGTCATGAACCAAACGCAAAATCTAATCATACATAGAAACCCGATAGTTTTCAAATAAAGAAGATTTAGGTATTCATTTGTATATAGGAATATAGG